AACTTTGACATTAAGTTTTTACGGGCTTTTGCTGATGAGTTTAACACTGAATACATGATCCCGACTCCATATATAGATACAAGGGATGTCTGTAGGGTCAATCTTGCCCCGTATGGCTGTTCTAGTATGTCACTAGACAATATATGCCTGTTCTTAGGTTGGAAGCGTAGAAAGGCGCATACAGCCCTTTCAGATTGCGAGGATTGTATAAAGATCTTAAGGTGTATGTGTCCACCATCTCCAAAGTTCATAGCGTATCTTCGTCTTAGAGGGATGATCGCGCGCTTCAAAGGATTTATCTCATGAACATGAAAAGCATTAACAGAGTAACAAGCAGAACAGCCATAAACGGGATCGGCTCGTCGTTTGATCTAGCCAAGAGAATCGACATTGATATGGAGATGTTTCCACCCTCGCAAAACTTTGAGGGCTATCTATCTTTGATCGTTCTGCAACTCTCCAGTATCAACACAGCAACAGAGATCACGATCCGTCTATGCAGAGATCAGGCAGGCGATGAAATGATCGTTACAGATACAGTATCAGACATCTACACAGGCATAACAACAGCCACAAAAGGATCAGCAATCTTCGCCCTGAATAGTTTTGTGAAACTGGATCGGGCGGGTGATCTGTTCGCATTTGTAAAACTGAATACTGGTTCATGTAATATGGATTTCGTAGAGATCACATATCAAGGGGATCGATAAAATGTCAGTAGTACAGATCATTAATAGAAGTGGTGGAACACACTCAGACAATGCAGGTGGATCGGCTACACTCAAGATCGACAATCTGAGCGCGCAGGTGAACGGCTCTAACATCAACTTTTCAACTACTGCGATCTTTGTAGAGGATAGTGCTCAAGTGTATTACAATGGCGTTCTGCAGATTCAAAACGACGATTACACAGAAGACACAGACAAGAACGGGATCACTTTTGCCGTTGCTCCTGAAGCAGGATCCAAGGTTGTTGTGATTTATTCTGTGAGTGCCTAAAAAAGAAGGGGGGCAAAAGCCCCCCTTCCTCTATGCCTTATCAGGATCTATATTTTTTCTTGGTGATACTGTTAATTCTCTTCAGTTCTTGCGCATAAAGTTCAGGATCGCACGGTGTCAGAGTGACGAAGTTGCTAGATTTTGATTCCTTTGCTTGTTTTTCAATAAATATGCCTGATGCTTTTCTTTCTACTGTCTCTACTACCTCTGCTTCCTGTAATGTCTGTGTGATGAATGCCAGTGCTGCCTTTTTTGCGGCTTTTGCAGTTTTGTAGTGACTTCTATGTGTTTTATATTCTGAATGCCAAATACCTACACATTTTGTTTCCCATCTACCATCTACTAGAAAATACTCATGTGCTCTGTCGTTAAATGCAGTGTGTGTTTCATCTACTGTTACCCAGTATTCATTCACTCTTAGTTTATTTTGGTCATTGTATGCGTATGTGACACTCAATGTGCCTATCCATTCACCATCTAGTGTTATGATGGATTCTGCTTCATATGTGTCTATTTTTTCTAGTTTTGTCAGTTTGAATTTAGTCATTGTCTTACCGTTGTTGTTTGTTGTTTATACGTTGTGTACATATGTATAGTAATCTATTCTATTTGGTATGGCAACATATTTATACAAGTTTATTTTATAAATAGTCAGATAGTCCGTTGCTATCGGCATTGTATAAAGAGATCCCCCATAAAAAAGAAACCCCGATCAGAGGATGATCAGGGCTTCAAGGGTTGGAATGTTGAGGGAAATTAATCGTTGATAAATCCACGTACAGTAACACGATCAGAGTTATTCAAGTTCGCACCAAATACAATGCGTCCTACTCCACCTGCGCCACCATTATCGATCTTGTAATTGTCTTGTGCATCAGGTGTGGCTTTGTATTCCATCACCAAACCGTTAACAGTTACGACAAACATTTCAACAAAGTCGAGATCAACAGCCGCACCCAAGGCAAAGGCAAGAGTTGATCCGTCAGCATCATAGCCCTGAAAGAACGCGCCAAACTTCAATTTTTGAGTTGTGATCTGTGCATCAGCAATCTTGTTTGTTACCACTGATCCGTCAGCAAGTTGAGCAGAATCAACACCACCTGAAGCGATAGAAATACCATCAGATCCAAGAGCAAGAGTTGATCCGTCAAGATTTATCTGTAAGTTTCCGCCGTTTTCTTCGACACCGTTACCCAAGTTCAATTTATCAGCAGGGATCGATCCTGCCAATTTTACAGCAGTTACAGCACTGTTAGCAATCTGACCTGTTCCGACTCCTGAATCAGCAATCTTAATACCATCAGATCCGAGGGCAAGAGTTGATCCGTCAAGATCGATAGTCAAGTTTGATACAGCAGCCGATCCGTTGTAACTGCTCATTGTGATACCGTTACCCGATGTCAGAGCATTAAGATTTGCACCAAGAGCAACACCCGAAATTGTAGAGTTTGCAAGTTTTGCATTTGTTACGCCTGCATCTTTGATCCGTAAAGCGTTTGAATTGATCTCGATAGAAGAATCATCAACGGCAACAGATATGTTTGATACAGCAGCCGATCCGTTGTAACTCGTCATTGTGATCGCGCCTGAAGCAGAGGCACTCAACGCGTTAAGATTTGCGCCAAGAGCAACGCCTGAGATTGTAGAGTTTGACAATTTAGCATTTGCGATCGAGCCTGCAAGCATTGCATTTGTGATCCCGCCTGCTTTAACCTGCAAAGCATCAGAAGAAACTTCGATTGAAGAACCATCGACAGCAACATCAAGACGATTTCCTGTCTTTGTCAGGGCTGCGCCTGCTTCTACTTGTCCTGCACCTGTAAACTGAACGAAGGTAATTGCAGTTGATCCAACTGTTACAGCCCCGTCATTTGTACATACATATCCACTATCGGCAAAGGTTGATCCCTCACGAATGAATACAGCAGATCCTGAAAACTCGTCGCTTTCATTCATGTCTGAAGTTCTAGCCCATGCGCCCGCTTTACACAAATACAAGCCATTTTCTGCGCCTGAACTTTGATTCTTTACAAGTACACGCTGATCAGCAATTACAGCGACACCGTCGATTGTCTGAGTGCCTGAAAGAGTGATGTTTGCAGTAGTAGCAACACGAGCACTATCTTTCCAGTGTAGTCCTTGAGCGATACCGTCAACGTATGCTTTTGTTGCTGCTTGATTGTCAGCGCTAGGCGTGGCAACTTGTAGAACAGCACTTTGAAAATCAAAAGTTCCAGTTGAAAGATCTAATTTGTTTACGTCAACAGCAGCATTTGCAATTTGACGACCAGTAATTTGTACAGCCATGTTTTTATATCCTCATGAGTTAATTTTTGAGCGTTTGCTCAGGTTGATTGTATACACGTTTTACACGTTTTACAGTTTGAAGATCGGAAATGCTTTGCTATGTTGTTAAGAAAACTTTTTGTTTAATCTCGTTTACAACTGCGCCTATCATTTCCAATTTTTGTTCGAGCAGTGTCATACGCTTATCAAGATCTCCGATCTCTTTAACGACATCTTCACGCATTTTGTCTTCGCGAGATTGCAGATCAATAATTACTTTGTCGTATCGGTTGCGCAAATCCAGTTCACGACTATCTGATCGCTTCTGTTGCTCTTTGTACTGCCATAATAAAAACAGAGCAAAGGCGACATTTGAACCCCCCTGCATCAGTACATTGATCATATTCTCTTCAATCATTTTATAACCCCATTAACAGCGTGTAAGAAAAGCGATCAACTCCCAAATGTTCGATCTGTAGATCACATAGGGATAAAAATTGATCAAAGTCGTTGGGATCTGCGATTACTTGACAGCCTGCGCTATATTTATTGACGCTTTCTGTCTCTCTGACTGCACTGGCTCTATGTATATTTATTCCAAAATAACCACATTCCTCATTTTGTCCGTAATCGTGCACGTTGTCACCGTTGCGATCTCTCCATATACAAACATCATTGCCACGCTGTACAAGTGCTCTGTATTGCCCTCGATGCTTGCCTATGATGTATGCGCCCCTGTATTGTCTATTGTGTACTAGGATCGCAGTGTTGCCATTGTTGAGCCAGTATTTTCCCGCATCTGTCGTGCACAGAAAAGCATGCCACTGCCATTGTCCATCCTCTAAGAAGAGCACGTGT